CGCCGGATGATGACAGTTCGATCGTGGATTCGATTACCTGTACTTCGGCCATGTGGCCCGTCTTCGGGAATGAGGACGAACGGAGATGGCTGAACAGATTCGTACCGGCATCGTTGTAGACGCTACTCGTGTCAGGAATCGTCTGGCTCTTGAACAACGCGGCGCCGTGCGCGCTTCCCGACAGGATGAAGAAATCCGAGATCTGCGACGCGCAGTCATAAGTGAACGTGTGCGGACCCGTCCAGCGCATGCGCCGGATATCAAACCAGTAATCATTCGTCTGCGCAATACCCTGAATGATCGTGTCGAAGCACGTACGGTAAGTATTACCGGAGTAATTCGCAGCGATACGAGAAGGTGTCGTTGCGTTCTGGAAAGGGCGCTGGATATCCGCCACTTCGGCATTAGGGCGAGCCAAGGGGCCGAGCGTACCGTAGTAGCTCAGGTTGTAAGGCCCGTCCACGCCCGCGAAGGCGATACCGAGTGGCCACTGAACTACACTGCGCGGCGATACCGTGCCCGTCGTCAGCGAAATGTAGTTCAGTGCAAGGTTGTTCGTCGCCGAGTCGCCCGTGATCTGCCAGATCTGCGTACCCTTGAACACGGATAGCGCGCCGAGCACGCCTGAAGACGTAGTCTGGAGGGGTAGCCCCGCTTGCGCCGTGATCGGCGTAGTGTCGCCCACCGTCACAGACTGTGTCGCGTTCGTGCGCGTGGTCGGGACCAGCACGTCGCTGAAGTAGTTCACGTTCCCGACAGAAAAGAACGCCCGGTTATTGAAGTTGGCAACCGTAGTCGGTACGCCGGGCAGGGCGTTCGTCGCTGTGTTAGTCGCCGTCCAGCTTGGGGTAGCCGGCGTCGTGATGTCGATCACGCCAAAGAAGTTCGAACCCGCACCATTGAATCCGGGATGCGTGACGAGAATCTTTGTGCTGACTACCGCCATGGTAGGCGGATTCCACGGACCAGAAGTGCTAGGCGTGGTCGGCGTATTGCCGGCCGTCACCCCGCTAATCGTGATGAACGTATTGTTTGCCGTGTCATAGGCGAACGGCTCATCGTGCCCGGCATTGCGAGCTGTCGCCACCATGCCGTAGATAACCGTTCCGAGTGCAATGTGCACCGTTACAAAAGTCGGAGACGTGAAAGACCCGAACGTCGTCAGCGCAGTCCCTACTCCGGGGCGCGAGATCGTAACTTCGGGGTTGCCCTGATCGAAAATCAGGTTTGAGAGCAACTGGCACGCGCCGGGGAAAGCGTCCGTAGCGTCGAACGCATCGCAAATTCCCTTCGGCGTAAAGCGAACCGGTTGACCGTTGCGGATTGCCATACGGTCTCCTAGTCGGTAATTTTGGTGGGCTTCAGAGTGCGGTTGGTGTGGAATCGTCTCGGGTCGAGGCGCACGGACTTGACCACTTGCTGCTCGTCACCTTCCATGATCAGGTGAATACGAAGCATGTTCTGAAGCTGAGCCAGAAAACTCTCACGGCGAGTATCATCCGTGATGTCCATCAGGCGAGCAGCTGTCGCCTTGATGAGGTAGTCCTGATCCGGAAACCACGGGATGACCGTTGAGTTTTCCGGAGCCACGATATCAGGTTGCTTCACCATGTACCGATGAGTCAACGTGATAGCGCCGCTTGATTGCGGGTAGATGAAGAGCGTGCCGGCGCTGTTCTGCGACTGCGCGGTCGTCTCATCCACCAGAATCGTCATGAATTCGTACGGGTAGTTCGCAATCGACGGGTCTTTGAACTCCTGATCGTATTGCTCCGTGCTGATCGGATACAGGAAGTACGGGAGATTGTTCTGCTGGAAGAACAGGTCGTACGTGCGCAGGTAGTTCAGCGGCAACGTGAAAGGGCCGAAGTTGTTCGCCTGCACAGGAATGGATTCCGTGACCCGATTGATTTTCAGGTCACGGTGCAGCCACAAGTCCTCCAGAGCCATGTTCAGGAATTGCCCCCCGATCTGCGTAAAGCCGGGACACTTAGCAATCTGGCATGCCAAGGTGACAATCTGTTGGGCTTGGAGGTACGCCATTACGCCACCTTCGTGAGACTTGCGATCTTGGCGCGACCCTTCGACACTTCATCCTCGTAGTACTTCAGAGTCGAAGGGTAATTGGAAAAGTTCGCCTGTTCCTGGCTCGACATCTTGGCGTTGGAATTCTTCTTTTCGAGAAGCGTCGCGTAAGCCTTTTGCAGATCCGTCATTGTGCGTTCAGCTTTCGAAACGGTCTCTTCCAGGATGGGAATTTCCAGAATGGCCTGCTGACGCACAAGTGCCTCACGGCACAGGTCCATGCGTCCTTCCAGTGAGTCTCTCGATTCATCAGCGTACACATAACCGCTGATCGAAAGACTAGCGCCGTTCGGAGCCGGAAGCGTGATCTGGAAGTTACCAAGAACTGCGGTCGGGTTTTCCACTTGTGTCCTCATGAATTAACGATATGCCCAACCCGGAGCGGGTTTACCGCCAAGGATTCGGTTCTGCGCCTGCTTGTACGGATTCTCGTTCGCGCCGTTGATGCTGTTTTCATGCTGCCATGTGCGCGAAACAATTTCCTTCACCGAACGGAGAACGTCCGTGGTGAATTTGTACGTCTCACCGTGCACGTACTGGACACCATTCAAACGGATATCCAGACCACCGCACGGCGCGAGATCGATACGATACCACCACATCTCTTCACCGTCGTCCGTCTTGCCGGCGAATCGTTCCGTGACGTTGGTCGTCAGCAGAGAAGCTTGCGCTTGCGATTGCAGACGACCGGCTTCGTCTTCTGCGATCGCCTTCGCGGCGTCCGACTTAGCCAGTGCGGCTTCCAGCGCCTTGATACGCGCCTTCAGTTGATCAGGCGATTCATCGCCAGCGATTTCCGGCTTGTCGTTTTCTTCAAAAACCCCCTCTTGCGAGGGGGTGTTAGGCGTGCGCGGGGGCATTTAAGCTCCTAGTTAGATCGGGCCAGTTACAGTGCCAGCAGTATAACCCGTCGAGAAGGCCGAACCGGCTTCAACGCGAGCAATATACGCTTGGTTCAGAATGATCGAGCCGTAGAAGACCTTCCACGACACGACGCGCGTCTGATTCAGCGGGTCCGACTTGTCAGCGCCCGTCAGGTAGTGGAATTCCGGGTTTTCGAGAAGAACCTGTCCATACGAGTGGTTGCCGATGTAGATCGTCGGGAACACGCTAACGCCCGTTGCCGGTGCTGCCGGCGGGGTTTGCGCGACGCCGATACCCGTCAGCGTAACCGTCTGGTTCGGTGCGAGCTGCGTAGCTTGACCAGCCAGCGGGCCCGTAACCGGAACACCCGTACCGATTGCCGTAGCGAGGTTCGAAGGCGTGGACGACGTACCGATGTAGACGTTGAACACGAAGTTCGGCGTGTTCGGCAGCGTCACGCTGATGGAACCCGTCGGACCCGTGACGCTGATCGCGTTCGAGACCTGGTAGATCGTCTGTTCAACCGACGTTTGTGCCGGCGATGCCGTCACAATGATCTGGTAACCGGCGTTCGTGGCCAGCGTGCCGCCCGATGCCGAAGGCGTGCCCTGAATCGCTGCAGCACCCGTGAAGAACGGGATCATGTTCGATTCAACGAAGCGCGAGCCGCCAAACGGACCGAGTTCGTTGTTGTACAGGCGGTTCACATCGCTGTACGACCATGCGTTGACGACGGTCGTGTTCTCGCGCATATCTTGTGCCGACAGCGGATGGATCAGCGCAACGTAGTGTTGCATGACGGCCGGCGACTTCGACGGGTCACGATACGCACCCGCTTCGATCATCATGTCTTCACGCTCGTCACCCATGAAGCGCGGAACACCGTTCGCGAGGAACGAACCGACGATGCGGTTGTTCTCGTGCGGAGTCATCACGTCCGTAGCCAGCAGGTTTGCACGCGACGTCTTGCCGTTCGCGTAGTTGACCTGCGTGGTCGCCATCAGCGTGTTCATCGTGTTACGTTCAAGCGTTTCCGGCAACTGGAGCGCCACCAGCTCGCAAGCCTGCTGGAACAGCGGGTGCTTGATGGTCAGGTTCGCGACGTCAGTGATGATGACGCGGTCGCCCCATTGCTGCGCCGTAGCCGACACCTGTTGCAGGGTCATCGCTTCGCCCGGAGGCGCAACGCCTTCCTGCAACGGTGCGAACGGCAGCGGCAGACGCTGGTAACGCGATGCCGTGTAAGTCGTGCCGCGGTTCGTGTCCAGCTTCAGCGGCTTGCCGAACTGATACGCAACCAGCTGGCGGCGCGACAGCGGTTCCACTTCTTCCTGAATGTACGCTTCGACGTCAGCCGTGAAACTGGTCGACTGGTTGGTCACGCCCGGAAACAACGAAGCCCAGAGTAGGGCAATTGCGCTTGCTTTCATGGTCCCTCCCTGAGGACTTTTAGATATTCATGTTCGCGAGACGGTCGCGACGCTTGTCCTGCTCGGTCCTGCCCGAACGGGCGGGAACGTCACTACGAACACCTGCTGACTTGCCGCGCGGCACCGCCGGCGCGCTGGCTGCTTTGGGCTTGCTCTTGAGCTTGCCTTCCGCGATATCCTTGCCAAGCATATAGAAGTACACTGCCTCGCGCGACGCGTTACGGCCCTGCGAACGTTCCTGCTGGATTGCTTCTTCCACCCGGTCTGCGTACTTCGCGCGGCGCGGATCGCTCGTCATCTTCGACTCGAAGCGCGTGCGGTCCACCATGTCGGCGGCTTCCATCCGGGCCTGACGCGCTTCGTTACGCGACTCGCGCAACTGGCGATTAGCCTGAATCTGCCAGCGCTCCAGATCCGTAGTGTCTGCCGAACGCAGACGCTCTTCTTCCCGCTGATATTCTGTGTCTACAGGTGCAGGCTGACGCGCGGCAGCTTCTGCCGCGAGCCGACCGCGCCGTTCCACCTCAGCTTCCAGGCGAGCCAGACGCTCGTCAGAATCATTGCGGCGCGACGTGGCCCGCGCAGGAGGATCGTCAGGCAGGTCATCAGCAGGCAGATCCAGATCATCATCGCTATCGGGATCAGGTGCAGGCAGATCATCAGGAAGGGGACCATCGTCGATATCTCCGTCAATCCCCGGGAAAAGAGAGTTAAGCAGGTTTTTAAGTAGGTTGCTCACTTTAGCTCCAAGTGCCTGTGCCGACTTGCTGAATAACAGCCGTCGGCGACGCGCCAACGTTGGTCAGGGTGATGAGGAAATCACGGAAGGTTTGCGCGGCAATGGTCATCGTGCCATTAAGCGTCCAGCCCGTGTTGGTTGTAACCGTCCAGTTGAACGCGCCATTATTACCACGGCCTACGCGAAAACCAATTGTTGAACCGACCACGGCCTGATTAGGCGTGAGTGTCGAGATAAGCGTTGCGACAGTGGGAAGGGTAAGTGCCTGGCCGGCGCCGATCGTGCCGGTAAGTTCGAGAACCGTGAATTCTGCAGCCATCACCTGTGCTTGTGTGGCCGTGAAACCCGTTGTGTTTGCAGCGGCGTTATACACGCCTGCCTGCCACGGGTTAACGCTGGTGATCGCATTCAGCAAACCGATCTGGTCGGGCAGTGCGCCGAGGTACGGAGTGATAGTCGGCGTCACGCCCTGAATACCAGGGAACAACGAGTCAACAATACGGGATTTCTGCATGATATTCCCCTGATTAGGCTTTCGCCGGTTATATAGCGTTTATTTCAAAAAGTCAACGTGGTCGACGCGCGCGGATTACACCCGTGGCAGTTGTAGTGCCGCCAGAAAATACCGCGAGTGTGACCAGATAAACAGTGGTCGTAGAACTGACGTTAATCCGTTGAACGGGAGCTTCTATCGTCCATTGCGCGCCTGCGCCCAAAGATATGCCTGAGATCTGAGCATAAAGCGGCGCCGCCGGCAGCGTAGCAGAAGTACTGCTAACCGCAGATTGCGCTATCGTCATCGATGCACCCGCGCCTACTGTGAACAGAATGTTCCCTGATACTTCCCAGTCGCCTGCCGGAAGACTTATGGACGTGATGTTCGTAAGCGTGTTAGACGTAAGAGAAGTCGGGCCCGCCGTTGCTGTTACGTATTCGCCGACACTTCCTGTGTTTGCATTGTCCGCAAGTGTGGTCCCGACGATGCCGTTCGTCGTGGAAGGCAAAAAGGCTGCGGGCGTTCTTACCTTACCGCTACCCTTGGGTGTGAGCTGAAGATCAATATTCGTGTCAGAACCAATAGCTACCAGTTGGGGAGGTGCTGTCGTTACCGATCCGAGCGCCTGCAACCCGTTCACTCCGCTTGCCACGCCTTGGGCACTAAGTATCGATTTCCCGCTCGCGTTGTTAAACGTAATCGAGTTTTCCGAGAACAGCTGCTGGATACCGTTAGCCGTTGTGGTCCCGTTCGACAGGATGCTAGAAGTAGGTGTAGCGGCTGCGCCATACCATTGCAACGTGTGGCCGAATCCAAGCGCGATAGCGATACCGCTGCCTGATGTTCCCGTATCACCCGTGATCGCGTTAGATCCGAACACAATCCCTTTGTCGAATGTCGCGTTATTGTTTTGAAAGTTGAGTCCCACCGTCGTAGGAAACAGCGTACCGGGAAAGCCACCGCCCGATGCGAGTTGTGCGCCGACAGTCTGATCGCCCGACTGGGAATACGGGTCCGTAACAGGCGTGGCGTTGGTGAAATTCATGGTATCGATTTCGATACCGTATGCCCCGCCATTGCCCGAACTGCCGTTATCCCGGAAAGCTTCGAAATATCCCGCCCACGCCTGATTACCGCTCGCACCGGTGTTGCCTGAGTTGTTGTTCACGCCCATACCGAGAATGGCGATAACCTGAGATGCAGACGCCGTCCGGCCTGTAGTCTGCGCACCGACCACCAGTGGGGTAAGGGAATCCTGTGACGCAAGTCCGTTCAGCACCGCCAGTTGCGAAGTCTGAATGAAACCGTACGTTCGTCCTTTGGCAAGCTGATAGGTTGTCAGCCAGTCGGGCTGGCTTGCGACGTTCGTGCCGTTATTAAGCGCGGCGTTTCCGATAAACAGACGATCCTGCACACGGGATACGGAAGCGCCTGCGTTCTGGTAGAACTGTCCCGTCGCGGGGGATGTGACGGTTTTGTATGTGGGCGAGGGGAAACTCTGCCCGAAAGCAAAAGCCGGTAACAGCAAAAGGGAAGCGATTATTTTTCTCATGATTGTGCGAGTGTTCCACCGTTGTTCCACAGAACGCCGGGTGAACCCGGCAGACTGGTGGGAAGACTGTTGAACCAAGCCAGCATGGCAGCAGCAAAAGGCGCGCCTGCGCCATTAGCTAGTGTATTAAGTGAAGCAGTTGTTTGCGCGCCGATAGAATTTCCCATCAACTGTATCTGTTCTGGAGGTACGTCTTTACCCTCCGCCCGAACCATCGGCACGATAATGCGGAAAGGATCAGACATGATGGAGCGCCTCCAGGCGGGCTTTGTGCGTCGGATATCCCGGCGATTTTACATTGAGACTGTGCCGCCACAGAAACGAGATCAGGCCGGAACGGTAACCGAGTTTCGCTGCGTACTGGTCGGCTTCCAGTTCCTGTTCTTCGCACATCCGGAAATACTTCTCGGGCTGGAAGACTGCACGCAGCGAGAATACCCACAACAGACGCCGGCGCATGTGCCGGTGATGGACGTGGCCGTACTCATGCGCGATCACGGCATTACGCTCGAACTGGGGCAACAGTTCCAGAAGTTCCCCTTCCTCGACTGTTCCCCAGGGTGTGCAGCGTGCGTAGAAAGCTTTCATCGCGGCCCCATCTGCGCGTCCTGAACCTGATCAGGATGGATCATGCCGGCCGGACCCTGCGGACGCGGTTGGCCGGGAATCGCGCCGGGTCTCGGGGTTCCTGCCACGCCCGGACCCGCGCCGCCCGGTACACCTTGCTGTCCCGGTTGCGGTTGCGCGGGGCCTAATGCCTTCTGCATCTTCTGGTTCATCGCCTGCTGGTGAGCCTGAATGTGCGCACGGAAGAGGCCAACCGGGTCGCCCGTCAACGTGGCGCCACGCATGTGCGACGCAATGTGACGCTGGTCATCGTCCGCCGGATGGACTTCCGCCGGCATGCCGTTGTGCATCATGAGGTTCTCGTCATCCGGCTCGACATGGTAGAGATTCCGTTCGTCGATCAGGATGCGCGGTCCGACTTCAGGTCCGAAGATCTGTTCCGTTCCCATCTCCAGAATCGGACCGACATTAAGCCGGCGACCGTCCAGCTGCTGGGGCGGAATACCGCGCAGGACGTTCATCCATGCGATCATCTGCTGCATGCGCTGCATTCCCGTCTGGTAAGCCGTGCCGCACCAGCGGAAAAAGTACCGTTCGTTGAACGCCTGCACAGGAATCTCTTCCTGCTTTGCACGTACGCCGACTTCACCCATCGTCACGACGGTGAGTTCCTTCGTACGGAACTGGCGGTCGAGTTCGAACATGCGCTCGAGCAACGGGTTCAACATCGTTCCCTCGTACCGCTTCGCGTGGTCGATGATGTTCGACTGCTGTTCCTGCGCCATGGCCGCTGCCATCGCCTGATTCTTCCGGCCCGCCGGCGCCTTGCCGAGCATGGCGTCGTTGACTTCCATGCTCTCGTTGATCTGCGCCTTGATCGCCTGACACAAAGCCACGGCGTCCTTGTAGATGGCCGGGAACTGCGCGAACTCTGTCTTGGACGGGTCTGTCAGCCACACTGCAGCGAGGCCCATCACCATCGACTGGTAGTTCGGGTTGGACAGGGGATCCGTCATCACGATCGGGAGCAGCGCGTACTGTGCGCTGTCTTGACCCATATTCCAGTAGTCATTGAGGTTCCACTGGAGATACTTGACAGGTTCGACGCGCGATACGCCGTAGATCGTTCCCTGAATCCGTTCTACCGGCGCCGTAATGATCGGACGTTTCTTCGACCAGAACGGGTTGCGGATGATGCCGAGAATGACTTCCGGGCCGGCGTAATAGACGAAGCACGGTTCCTTGCCTCGTCCTTCTTCCAGCTCAAGGTTCGTGTGCACTTCATAGATGAGTGCGTACTTGTACGTGCCTTCAGTCCGGACGCCGGCGTCCGCCGTGCGCCGCTTCTGCGGTACGCGCTTCTGACGGCCGCCATCCGGCTCGTTCAGGTTGTCCATGATCTCTTTCGCGTTCCAGCCGACGAAAACACCCTCGTCGATGTACTGCTGGACGGATTCCTTGGACAGTCGCAGCCGTACCGCTGTGGCATTGGCGCGCTCGATATCGTTGACGGTCGGCGGGTACACAGCCAGATCATCAACAGACATCGGCGTAATGTCGGGCATTTCGTCGACGATCTCTTTCTCTTCGACGTCCCACTCTTCATCGACCGTGATGTCTTCCACGTCCTCACCGGCGATCGTCTCAATGACGGGCGGCTTCCTGACGAGTTCTGACACACGGCGCGTGGTTCGCATCCAGTCGATATACAACAACCATTGGCCCGTCACATCGCCCGCTAGCAGGTCCGTACGGACAATGTCTTTCAGGTTTGTCTTGCGGATGTAGTGTTCGAGCAGTGCTAGTGTGGGAAAAGGCGTGACACTAGCCGGTCCCACTGCATCCACATGTTTGTAGTTGGCCGGGAAAAGAGTAGCCAGAGTTCGCTTGCATCGAGCATTGATTGCATCACGTACTGCGGGAATGTAACACTGGCTGTTCCCAGAATACTGCTGGTTTTCATCGGGTCTCGCATTGTAGATGTTCCAGTATTCATCGCCCCAGTCGGACTGCTGCTGCTTGTTCTCGTAGCATTTCTGGATCTTGGGGTAGAGCTTGCAGGCGTCCATGTAGGCTTCGGAACCCATGTCCTCTGCAAAATTCTCCAGTTCTTCCCCGGTGCGCTCAGCATCGATAGCCCGCGAATCGACAGTTTCGATTACGGGCTTATCGTCTTTCTTCTCTTCATCTTTCTTTTTGCGCGCCATCAGTTGTCCCGGTGTTCAAACTCATCTTCGAGATCAAGCACGTAAATAAGCATGGCCTCCGCTTCCGTAGCGCTTAGCAGGTTTGTGCCGAAACGTGGATACGGATATGAAGAATTCATTGCGCAAGGATCGACCACGACTGTCTTCGGAAGCGGCCAAGCCAGAAATCGGTCAACTAGCATTTTCTTGTTCATTATCCAATCACTTTCCCGGCCAGCTTGCGTTTGAGGGAACTACCCGTACCCTTGTCCTTCGGCGTGCGACGCGGCTTGTCGTCCGGCTCAGGCTTCTTCGACGTCTTGCCGAAAAAGTCGCGCATGTCGCGCGAC